GATAACGCCTGCTTCCCGGATGTATTGCGCAAGGAAATGGAATGGTGCAAGAAAGTCGATCCGGACGCTTACGAGCATATCTGGCTGGGTAAACTCAAAGGTTATAGCGATGCGCTTATCTTTAAGAATAAATATTTCGTCGAAGACTTTGAATATCCGCATCCTGAAACGCAATTCTACTATGGCGCCGACTTCGGGTTCTCGGTTGACGCTATGTGGATGGGGAGAATGTTTATCCAAGGCAAGAGCCTATATATTTGTGATGAAGTGTATGGCGTGGGTATCGAGATCGATGAACTGCCTGCTTACTGGGATAAGGTCCCGGGATCGCGCAAGTGGACGATCAGGGCAGACTCGGCCAGGCCGGATACGATCAGTTATCTCAATAATCACGGGTTTAGTGTTGTCGGTGCTGAGAAAGGCCCGGGATCTGTTGAAGACGGGATATCATTCTTGCGCGCATTCGAACGGATTGTTATCCATTCGCGTTGCCCGGGAGCGGCAAGCAATTACGCTAATTACCGATGGAAGCAAGATCGTATCACTCAAGAAATATTGCCAGTGCCAGTCGATAAGAATAATCATGCACCTGATGGAACGAGGTACGCTTTGGAGCCGATTATTAAACAGAACGAGGGCGGGGTATTCACTTTAGATTACGATGTAAAACCGGAGTGACGAATGTTCGAAATCTTTAAATCTCCAATTCGGGTTAAAGAGATGCGTAGACAGATGGCCGATTTGCAGCATAGCGTGTCAATTCTCTTAGGCGACCAGATCACCGCATCTACGTCAAGAGGCAACCCATACCCAAATTATCGAGCAGCGATTACCGAGATCGCGAATAAGTACGAAGGCACGGCGACATGGGGAGTGCAGCAGGTCCGCAATATCATCGATGTGCGAAGCGCATTCGTAATCGGCCAGGGTATAAAGTTAGTCCAGAAAGACGGATCTGATATCAAATCTCGCGAGATGGAGTTCTTAGAGCAGTTTATCGAGTTAAACGACCTTGACGAAGAAGGACCGCTTGATCTGGCCAAGGAGTCAGACATTGAAGGCCGCTGTTTAGTTAAGCTTGTTGCGAACATAGAAAAAAAGATGATCGAGTACCGGTTCATCTCTTTTTCGGTAAACGGATACAAGATCGAAACTGACGCGGAAGATTACAAAAAATACCTCAGGGCTTCTTATCGTGACTCAAAGAATCAGAAAGACGTCGTGATCGATGTTAAGGATTTCATCTATAAGAAATTCGCCGGGCGCATTGAGAAAGTAAACGACATTATGCCCAAGATCGCTATGGTGTTAAGGCAATGCGAGGATTTAGACAAATCACTTTACGACTGGCGCGAGATGAATAAGTTGTTCGCTTCGCCTACCCCTTACTTTAAATGCGCGTCTAAAGAAGAATCCAATGCCATGCAAACCAGGCTTGCTTCAATGAATTGGAAGATCGGTAAGATCCTTGCGGGCACGGCTGAATATTCGCTTATCGGCATGACTGATTCAGGCAAGGATTCTTTAGAGAAAGAGATTATTACTAATGCCAAGATGATTTCAGGAGCTACAGGTGTGCCGGTCCATTTCCTCGGTTTCCCGGATCTGATGTCAAACAGGTCGACCTCAACTGATCTGTTTGAATTTATCACAGCTTCGACCGCTAAAGAGCGCGGAGTATGGGCAGGGTTCTATGAGGAGATGTTCGATAAGGTTATCGAGAAAGCTAACGCAGAGTTAAAACAAAACCTTGAGCCGGGCAAGATCAAGGTCGAGATCCTTCAGGTATCTGACGCTAAGATCCAAGAGTTAGCCAATGTTTGGTTGCCGCTTTATACCGGCGGGGTAATCGACCTGGATTATATGCTTGCCAAGATACCCGACATCGATCCTAAAAAGGTTAAGGCATATAAAGCCGCGGAAGACGCAAAGATGCTTGAATCGATCAAGGCACAGGAAGTTAGTGCGAATACGGGCGATCAAGGTGGAGGCCAGCAATGAAATTTTATATAAAAGCAAAGATCCAGCAGATGGCGCAGTCAGAGATGTTGGAGTTTATTCCCCAGGACACGATTGCACGTATCAAGGCTACTGACGCTAACCCAGAGTTCAGGATCTATTGTGTCGGCCACGAAGGCGACGCGCAGGCGCAGGAATTATCGTTCGGGCGCAAGATCTCTAAAGCTTTCCACTATGTCAAAGATATGGTGATGAAGATCGCAGAGAAGATCCAGTTCGGTACGCCTATATTCCACTTGCATTCCGGAACGAATACGTCTGAAGGCCGCGAGCAGGTCGGTGAGGTTGTCGGCAAGATTATTAAGACTATCGGCGACAAGGTATCAGCGCTTGCCGCTATTTATATTTACCCGCAGTATCGCAAGATGCAGTTAGATGTCGCGTCAATCGAAGCGAACATCGCTTATGATCCGAAAAGCGCGACACGCGGTGATGTTATAGACGTTGAGCAGGTTACCGGTATCGCGCTCGCGAGTAGCGCAACCGAGAAACCGGCCTTCCCAGGAGCAACTTTGCTTGGAGTGATCCAGGCATTACAAGGAGCCGAGACGATGACAAAAGAAGAGATCAGAGAAGCGATCAAGGAAAGTAAATTTAAAGTCACGGATTTATTTGAAGCGTCGGAGATTATTGAAAGCGATCCGGCAAAAGAAGCGCGGGCAAAAGAGCGTTCTTACGGCACAAGGAAAGAAAAAGAATTTAACGAGGAGCACGAAAGAGTTATCGATCTTACTAAGAAGCTTGACGAAACAAGCGGTAAGGTCAGGGTGCTTACGGAGAAGGTTAATTCCTCAACGTCCCGCTCGCTTATCGATACATCAGTCACTACCAGGAAACTTGATGCCAAAGAGAAGGCGTTTATCGAAAAGAATCTCGGCGCGTTCAAGTCGGATAAAGAAGGCGAAGAGTTGAAACAGGACGTGGAAAGGTTTGTTGACTCCCAGTTAAAAGACTTCGGCGATGTGGCAAAACTGCTAGGCGTAGAAGTTAAGAAAGAAACGCCGGCGGGAACGCCCCCGACTGATGGTCAGGGTTCGGGAAGTACGCCTGAAGAGTTAGAGGATCCAGCTAAAAACGATTTCATTCCAGCTTAATGCTGAGACATCCTGCACTTGAGGTGGTCTAAAGATGCAGAGGAGCGGTAAACAGGCCAAAAATCATAACAATCTAAACAGGAGGATTTAAGATGGCTGAAACAGGATTAGTAATGAGAAGCCCGGATTGCAAATCCGTGGTGATTGAAGCTCCTTCGGCTGGTTATACCGCGGGACAGTTGGTGTCCTCGGGTAGCCTTGTAGGAGTTATCGCGCAAGACGCGGTTTTAGGCGAAGACGCGGTTTTGATTTATAGTTGCCCCCGCATTGTGGTTGCAAAACGTGCTGGCACCGGGTTATCAATCGCAGTAGGCGCAAAAGTGTATTACAGATCCGGCGGACCTGACGTCACTGGAGCATCATCCAGCAATACGCTGTGCGGACGTTGTACCAAGGCAGCTGCCGCTGCTGATACGACTGTAGAGATCGATCTTCATGGCGATATCGTAGCGTAACAAATAAACCGTTTCTAACCTAAGGGAGGATTCAAAATGAAAGGTAGAATTATCCAAGACTGGACAAAGGTCGATTTTAAAGACCGGGCATCCAGGGCCAAGATGGTCGGCGCCATGCAGTATTTTATGAAACAGCCGGATGCTAAGGATTCGCCTGTACGTAAGGCGATCCAGGCATTCGCCACAAAAGGGGATTTCCCGGACGAGATCTTGCAGATCTTAGAGAAGTTCCACGCTGTTCCCGATTATGATCTCGGATACGAGCAGATCTTCGATATCCGTGATTTTGGCGGGACCAACGCATCCGGATTCAAGATCTCCAACGTCGAAAGTGGATTAACGTTCGGCAAAGTGTTGGCTGGCGAGAAAGCTAAAGTTTACAAGTTCTCCGGCACTGTGTCTGAAGTCACTTTCGATCTGTACGGCGGCGGGTTGAGCTGGGACAGAGTCCTTATCGATGACAAGCAGTATTGGACTCTCGAAGACAACGCGATCGCTTTTCGTAACAAAGCCTATTCTTCCAGAGCTGAAGCGTTCTACGCTCTGATCGAAGCGGCTGGCGCGGCATCAGGCAACGATCAGTCATGGGCGGCGATTACTCCCGCTTCTGTGGCTACAACCAACGAGAATTACAACGCGATCCGTGACGTTAACACCATCAACGCGGCCTGTTTGGCGATCCTCACAGACCTTAAAGATGATGGCGTAGGCGCGAATGCTAACTCTCAGTTTGTTATCCTGGCTCCCGTAGCCTTGAAATCCAGACTTGAGAGAGCTTCCAAGATGCTTCAGCAGCCGGTTGTTGGATCCGGTCAGCATCTATCGTTTAACATCCGCATAGTTTATACGTTGATGCTTGCGAGCAACTCGTATTACTATGTCTGCTATCCTAAAGCGAAAGCTAAGGGCGGATACCGTATGGACCTTACCATCTACGATCAGTTCGATATTCTGGCGTACGCTGATACGATGGCTGGGTGGATGCGGTACGGCGGTGCGATCGGCGATACAGACCAGATCGCTCGTTGCGCAGTAGCGTAACAATCTTAGGCTCCGAGGTAGAGACTCCAATTCTTTGCCTCGGGGCCTATTTTATAGAGGGCTCATGGGCGGATGCGTAAAGATGTCAGATGTCAAAGCCAGAGAACAACTACCTAACGAAAATCATTCGCATGGCGGAAGTATATCTATGAGCCAGGTCAATAAAGATAAGCGCCTTGCTCAAATGTTTGTATCACGAACCGCGCATAAACTTTGGCAGTCGCTTCCTAGTGGTATCTGGATAGGTAGAAGATGCTTCATTATAGGCGGCGGGCCTAGTTTAAAGGGATTTGATTTTAACCAGCTTAAAGGTGAGCTCGTTATTACCGTCAACCGTGGATTTGAGTCATACCCGGATGCGGTCCTTAATCTTGCTCAAGATGCGCGGCTTTGGGGGTGGTATGAAAACGGGGACCTGGGGGCAGAGGCAAAGAAGAAGTTTGAAACATACAAAGGCTACCGGACCTGGCTTAATGTCCAAGCCTTCCCATACCCGGAAGATATCAGCGTAGTCGAGATCTGCCATTCCAGCGACTTTAAATTTAATAACTATGTAGGTGGCATACCGCCCCACGGAAATACAGGTCTCAATGCCTTGTGCTTGGCGGCATGTCTTGGGGCCAGCGAAATTTATCTCTTAGGCTTTGATTGTAAGGGCATAAATGGACGCACAGCTAATTTCCACGCGGGATACCCGGATAGCGCGGACGAGAGTATTTACAAGAATTTCATCGATGAATTTAAGGAAGTAGCCCATCTAATCCGGCATCGATCTAAGGTTATCAACCTTAATCCAAATAGCGGGATCCGGTGTTTTGAGTTTGCCGAGTTTAAGGACCTCCCAAAGATCAATCGCCCGATTGTCGTATCATTCTTCACTAAAGGCACAGGTTACGAGAAAGAAATTAAACGATTGGAAGAGTCTTGTCATAAGTTCGGCCTTGAATACGATTTTCTAGGCGCAGAGAATCTCGGCACTTGGCGCAAGAATATTCATTCCAGGATTAAAATTCTACTTGGCTTTTTAGATAAACATACAGGTCGGGATATTCTTTATATCGACGCTGACGGGGCGATATTAAATTATCCGGTGTTGTTTGATAATTTTCAAGAAGACTTTGGGGCGGTGGAAATTGATCGTCAGAGATACTTCCCTGGAACATGGAATAAAAGTATATGGAGCGAAGCGATCAGGGGGAAATTCGAGATATTGGGTGGGACGATGTACTTTAAGAATAATAAAAATGCCCGGGCAATGTTAGAGGAATGGGAAAAATTAGATGCTCCTATGGACACGGTTCTCTCTCAGGTGCATTTACAGAAGGCGATTGACTCAGTTCCCGGATTTAAGTTTAAAAAACTTCCAGATAATTATTGCCAGATATTCGACATCATGGCGTCCGCAGGGGAACCGGTGATCGAACATTATCAAGCGTCAAGGCGCGGCCTATTAACGACAAAATTATGAGTATTAACGTAAGACAATTCAGCTCGGACAAAATACTTAAACATCTCGACCGGGTAAGCGAATGGGTCGAGGGCGGTAATCCGTTTCCCATAACGGTTGAGCTTGATATGACGGATTTCTGCAATCACAAGTGTCCGGAGTGCGTGGCCAGTTACTTCAGAAAAGAAAGTAAAGCTAATATGTCGCGCAGTAAAGCTCGAAGGATAGTGAAGCAGTTAGCGGAAGCAAAGGTGAGAGGTCTGATCTTTACTGGCGGTGGTGAGCCTTTGTGTAATGCCTTTACTCTTGAGATCGTAGAATACGCCAAGTCACTAGGGTTAGATATCGGATTTATTACCAATGGAACGCTGATCAATGGCCATGTGGTTGGGGTTTTACTGAAACATTGCACATGGATCCGGGTCTCTTTAGATGCTGGATCTCCTGAAGTATACGAGAAAACCCACGGAATGGGTAAAGCAGACTACGATCGTGTTATAGCTAATATCGATCTTTTGGTTGAGATGAAAAAGGTAACGTCGAGTAAATGCACGATCGGTGTCGGGTTCCTTACGAATGAAGAGTCTATTAAGGACATGCTTAAAGCTACCCGGTTAATGAAAGATATCGGGGTAGATTATATTCAATTCCGGCCCATGCAAATACACAGAGGAGGGAAATTTAGCTACCACTGGGCTAATGTGGACAAGGAAATTGCTATATGCTCACAGTTAGCAACGCCTGAGTTTCAGGTTCTATTCTCTCAGCATAAATACGAAATGGCTCATGATCCGCAATATGGCCGGTATTACAAGAAGTGCTACGGCCAGCAGTTTGCTTCGGTGATTTCTGCTTCCAGCAAGATGTATATATGCTGCCATACCAGAGGGTACGACAAGTATTGTATCGGAGACCTGACTCGGAAATCGTTCAAACAGATTTGGAACTCAAAGAAAAGACGTGAGGCTATAAAGAATATTAACTTCTGTGATTGCATCCCGCTGTGCCGGGACAATACGTTCAATCAGATCCTCTGGAATATAGCTCAACCCAGAGAGCATAATAACTTCTTATAAAATGCTATCGATAATAATACCTAGCCGTAACGAGATGTTTTTAGCGAAGACAGTGGACGATATCTTCAACAAGGCAAGAGGAGAGATCGAAGTAGTGGTTGTTTTAGACGAGAAGGACCAGCCTTTAGTCCCCCGGCCCGGTCTGGTGGTTGTGAGGAAAGAAGGCGCTCCAGGGCTGCGCAGTGCCATAAATCAGGGTATCAGGACAGCTAAGGGCGAGTTTGTGATGAAGGTAGACGCTCATTGTATGTTTGGAGAGAGTTTTGACACAATCCTAACCGCTGAATGCGAGAGCAACTGGGTCATCGTTCCCAGAAGGTACAGCCTGAATCCGGAGACCTGGAGCATTCGTACCTTCCGGCCTACGATCGATTACGAGTATCTGATCTATCCTATCATGGACAAAGTTTCTGCCACCAGGACAGGCGGTAAGTGGTATCAGAAAGCTATTGACCACAAGGATATTCTGATTGACGAGATCATCGCTTTCCAGGGATCCTGTTGGATGGCACGTAAGCAGCATATCATTGACTCCGAATGGTTTTCTATCGAAACCTCAACAGGCGATGAGTTTGTTTTAGAGTCAGAAGAACTTTCCTTTAAGACCTGGCTATCAGGCGGTAAGTGTATGGTTAATAAAAAGACCTGGTACGCTCACCTGCATAAAGGCAATCAATACGGCCGGGGATACTTCCTAAGCGCAAGGGCAATGGAAAGGCAAAGAGAGTTTCACATGAATTACTGGTTAAATAATAAGTGGCCTAAACAGATCTACCCGGTGGAGTGGTTGATCGAAAGGTTTATGCCTATGCCCGGATGGCCGGAGAACTGGAGGGAAGAACTTGAACGCTTTAGAGCTCGTAGCAAGTAAGTACCGTTTAGATCTTACCCAGAAATC